AATAATCCAAATATTTTATATCAATTTATTATAAGTAATGTCAGATTCAAGTAATATGTCAGCTATTGATGAAAAAAATGAAGAAATGAATTCCTCTAATAGTATAAATTTTGCTTCTAATATTGGTGGCTTTTTAACATCAATAACACTATTGTTTATTGTTGTTATAGTTTATTATAGTAGCAGTGGGTTAATATTATACGCATGTAAATTGGCACAATCAAATATATTGCCGACAGATGTGCATTGTTATCCTTATGAAGAAACTAAACCAAATATAAAACCGGTTCAAACAAATATATTTCCTACAAATGCAGAACCAGCTTTATCAATGAAAATAAGTTTTCCTTATAATGATTATAACGCTTCTAATAAAATTTTAAATATGTTTCGTGAATACAAAAATGAAGCTAAATCAAATTTTTTAGCAAACTATTTGATTTCAATTATGGAAGGAATTCTTCAATTAAATTATTCAATATTTAATCATATTTTAGATGGAATGAATAATTATTTACCAGAAGTTATAATTGTTTTATTTGGTCCTATAATTGTTGGCATATTATCCACATTAATTTTCCTATTTGATAATTTATATTTAATATATTTATGGTTTGCAAATATGGGGTGGTTTTTTAAAACAAATACAAATGTTGGTGGAACTGGAGGCCCCAAATGGGAAGATGTAGGATTAACGAGTCCATTTAATTACTCTTGTGCTATAGGATTAGTTATTTTATTTGCTATACTATTATTCTTTTGCTTCCCATTTTTAACAATTATTGCTTCATTGGCAATATGCTGGTGTATGTTTTCATGTATCACATATAAAGCAGAGATGAATGGAAAAACGATAAATGCTGGCACTATTATACAAGACGTATTTAAATATTATAAGGTTCCTATTATGGGTATTTTGAGTTTTTTAATAATAGTTAGTGCATTTTCGAAGTTAGGAAATGTGCCAGGAATTATTGCAATGATAACGTTAGCTTTAGTTTATTTTGGTGTAATCGCAATAGATATATTTAAACCTATAAATAAAGACAATTTATCTTTATTAACTAGTTATAAACAAGCTATAAAAACATGCAGTTTTAATGTCAATTCTAAGGAAATTCCTAAGGAAAAACATGGACTCTTATATGACATATTATTTAGTGGTCAAAAAGGCGGAAACCTGACAAAAGAATTAAAGAATATTGGTAAAAAATTATCTTGTAAATAATAGAACTTAAAAATAAATTAATAAAAAAATAAAAGGGGAAATAAAAATAAAAAACTTCCAAAACAACCCTTTGTAAGCATTTGCACACCAACTTTTAATAGGAGGCCTTTTATTCCAATAATAAAAAAATGTTTTGAAAGTCAAACATATCCTAGAGACAGAATGGAATGGATTATTATTGATGACGGAAGTGATAAAATAGAAGATTTAGTGTCTCATTTACCTTATGTAAAATACTTTAAATATGATGAAAAGATGACATTGGGTAAAAAAAGAAATATCGCAAATGAAAAATCAAGCGGAGATATCATAGTATATATGGATGATGACGATTATTATCCACAAGAAAGAGTAAGTCATGCAGTCCAAATGTTAAAAGGTTCAAAAGCGTTATGTGCCGGTTCAAGTGCAATGTTTATTTATTTTAATCATATTAATAAAATGTATCAATTTGGTCCTTATGGACCCAATCATTCAACTGCTGCAACATTTGCATTTAAAAGAGAATTATTGCAAAAAACAAAATTTGATGAGTTATCAAGCGTTGCTGAAGAAAGAACATTTTTAAAAGAATATACAATTCCATTTGTGCAATTAGAGGCAAAAAAATCAATTTTAGTATTTTCACATACACATAATTCATTTGATAAAAAAGAATTATTAAAACAAGCACCTAATCCAACTATTCATGAAACTTCATTGTTGCCTCATGATATAGTTAAGGAACCAGAAATATTAAAATTTTTCATAGAAGATATGGAAGGTTTGTTAGATTTATATGAACCTGGAAAAACAACCAATAAACCAGATGTAACAAAACAATTATCTGAAATTAAAGAAAAAAGAGAAATTCTGTTAAAAGAACAAATGAAAAAACAAATAGAACAAACACAAAAACAAATAGAATACAGTGATACACTCAATAAAATTAATATGATGATGAATCCAGAAGCAATGCAAAATAAAATTAACCAACAAACAGTAATCGTGAAACAATTAACTGTTGAAAATGAACAATTGAAAGAAAAGGTTACTTATTTAGAAAATAAAATAAAACAGCTTTTAAATGAAATAATACAGGGGAAAAAGGAAAAAATAAATAATATAATTTAATGTAATATCTAAAAAGGTGTAAAATTATTAACAATGATAAACACTTAAAGATATTTCAATTATATAAATTATCAATAAAATGGAATATAGTGATGTTTTTCTATCTGGTTATGATACTACTATTATTAATAATGATGATAAATTATCAGATTTTAAACAAATTGACAGAGGTCATAATGTAATTTTTAGATTTTTTACCCGTGAAGATGGAACTTTAAAAAAAACAAAAATTAATATATATACTAGCAGTGGAACTGGTTCAAACATCAGAGATGGGGAGACCGGTGTATATTATAATAGTCTTGTTGGTTCTTTGGATGAGGAATTATTTTATAAAGTAGTTCTCTCTACTGGAGAATGTAATAGTCCAAACGGTTCTTCAACAATGTTTTTTCTTTCACCAAAACATTACATGTCTCATATGCACGTTGTAATAGATGATGAAAGCATTGCTAGATGGGAAGAGAGAAGAGCATATAGAATAAAAGTAAATAACAAAAGAAAGTCAAAAAATAGGAATATAGAAAGTATTGTAGTAAATTGAATGTAAATACATTTTTTCTAAACACATTTTGTGATTATTATATATTTGTTACCAACAGTTTTGTTTAATTTTCTAATATATAAATTTCAATTACTTATTTTATATTATTATTGTAAATAACATAAAATATTAACATTCTTCTTCACAATCCTCATCATCGTCTTCAATTTCTTTATCAACTGTTCCAGTTGCATTTTCTTTTATATATTTTTCAATATATCTATAAATACGATTAATATCAAGTTTGCCGATTTCATAATTTTCTAATAAATTAAAAATTTCGTTGTCAGTATGGTTGTTTTTAATGTCAATAAAAAACCCAAATAGGTCTTTTTTATCCATTGCTAATTTTTGACATAACTTTTGTATAAACAATGAGTTGTTGTATTCAGTTGAATATTTTGTTAAAACTTTTGTAAACCTAACTTCTGTTGGGTTGTATTTTTGTTTTTTCATAAATTTTTCATGATATAATTTATTATTTTTAAATGTTTTAATCAATGAGCTCATCTCATTAAATTGCCATATTTGTTTTTGAAATGTAATTCTATCAATATAATCAGCAAAACAAATATTTTCTAATTGATTTATATAAAATGGTATTGAGTCTTTTTTATCAAGTTTATCAATAACATCAATAATATTTTCATGCCATAAAAGCCCTACACTAGTTCTATCAGTTTCATTCATTATATTACTATGTTCGTTTATAGAATAATAATTATTGATAAGTTTATTAGTTATTTTTTTCGTATCATCACTGTAAGATTTAATTTGTAAAATATTTTCTATGACTGAATCTTTGAATAAATCAGGTTTATTTTTATAAAGAATTAAAATATTATTAAGTTTTCTTAAGTCGCCTTGAACAAATGTGTTTATTTTATTTTTAGTATTTTTGTCAACACAAGGAAGTAAAAAATCTACAACATTAGACATTTGTGATAAAGTAGGAGTGTTAAGTTCAACTGTATTACATACTTTCATAAGCTCTTTAATTTTCTTATCTACACGATAATTGCCGATACATATAATAGGGTTTATTGTAACTTCTTCTAATTTTTGTTTTTTAGTTTTTTTTGGCCTTATAAGTTTAATTAATGTATTAATGCCTCCTTTATCTCCATTATTCATTCCATCAATTTCATCCATAATAATAGCAATTTTTCTAGTTTTTTTATTAAATAAACTCATAATATTTGTATCTGACATATTATGTTTTGTAATGTCTTCAATAACAGACGTGTTCCTGATATCACCAGCGTCATACTTAATGATATCATAATTAAGTTCTTTGAGAATATTTATTACAAACGTAGTCTTACCAGTTCCAGGGTCACCATACACATATATTCCTTTTTTAAATAAAATGTTATTTTTGTTAAGCTCAAAATCGTGTAAAACATCTTTAATGTATGAAGCTTTATCATCTCTATTCAAAACTTTATTTATATTTAATTCTTCCATTATCTTATATATTTAACTATATTCTTTTTATGTGTGTTTTTACCTAATCCATGTTGTTTAAAATAATTATTAATTATATTTCGGCAATTATTAGAATCATTTTCAATGCAATAATTAATTGTAAAATAAACATAATTTTTAAAAACCATATTTTTATATATATACTGTTTAATTTCACACCATCTATGGTAATTTTCTATAAAAATCATATAAAATACGAAATCATTATCTCTTTTTATAGTATTACGAATATAATTTTCATAATTTTTGATAGATTTTTTGATTAAATAATGATATAATAAATAATTAACTCTATTAGTAAATACAAAGGACTTTTTAGGAATATATTCTTTAATTAAATTTATAAGTTCTTGGGGCAATTTATTTACATTTTCAATAATGGACATTATAAATATTTAATAATATATATTTATAATGTTTTGATTAGATAATAAATACTTATGTTGATGTTTGACAAGGATTATTAACACCATATGTAATTCCATCCCAACTTATTCCACAATTAGTAGCCCAAGTATATTTTGCACAATTTCCATTAGAACCTGTAAATGTGGGTCCACTAAAGTCCATAACTAAATGTTCATCTCCATTTTTTGGTTTACAAGTTCCTAAATCTTTCATATTTATACATTTAGCTTTGTTTCCAGAACCATCCATTATCCACCAATCAGGACAATCCGGAGTTATAGGTGGCCAATTTTGTTGGCTACTAGATTGTGATAAAGCAATGCCAATAAATACTAAAGCAATAATTAATACAATAATAGCTCCAAAAAGAATAAATTTTTGAAATCCGTCCATATAAATTAAATATATATAATTTTTTCTATTTACATATTTTATATAAAATGAATAAAGTAAATAATGGACGTGTAGACATTAAGAGCCCCAATACTTCAGATTTGTTTCAAATGTATGATAAAATCCCAGCAAACCAATGTGTTACATTTAGGAATCCAACAGAAGGATTATGGACATCAACACCTTTATCGCAAGCTTTTTTCTCTCAACAAAATATCCAAATGATTCAAAATGGTATAAGAGCAGGTGTCTATAATAGGTCAAATGGGCAGTATGTAATTGGGTCTCAAGATTGCGATTCATTAAAAATAATTATGAGAAGTGTTTTTTTGCAACATTCAGCAAACCAACCAGACAACTATCAACAACAAATTGTAGAGCTGAACAAAATTGTATTAAATTATTGCATTCAACAAGTTTATAGCGAAGCTCAAGGTTATATGAAATACATTGACGATGTAAGTACATTGGTTGTTCCAATTTCTCCACCAGTTATGACAAGCAATAATGATAGACAACTAGAATTAAAATCATGGTTCTAAATAATTTAAATACTTATTGCTAGTATAATAATAAGTATGGATGATAAAATTGTTTTAATATGTGCAACTGGACGCTCTGGTTCAACAACTATGCAAAGAATAATTAATACTATACCTAACTCAAATATATGTGGAGAGAATTTTGGTGCTATAAATTCACTTTTGGAATTTTATAGAAGAATTAAGGGTTCAACTATGCATAATATTCCTGGACATTATAATCCAGCAAGTTATGCAGAAATCATAAAACAAAACATAAAACCTGCATGGTATAATTCATATAAATATTCTCAAATAGTTCAATTAATCCAAATGACAATCATAAATATGTTTAAAAACAATTCAAATACAAATATTTGGGGGTTTAAAGAAATAAGATATGATTCAGGAAATATAAATTATATAAAAGATTTTAAAGAATTGTTTCCACAAACAAAGGTTATTATTCATATTAGAGAGAATATACAAACACAGAGTAAAAGCGGTTGGTTTAAAAAAGATAAAAATGCAATTTCTTTTTTAAATAAAACTTCTAAGGAACTTATTGATTTTGCTTTGCAAAATAAAGAATGGTGTTTTTTAAGCAGCTTTGAAAGAATGTTTGATAAAAATAATCTTAGAAATTTGTTTCATTTTATCGAATGCGGAGAGAAATTTAATGAAAAAGAAGTTGAAGAAATATTAAAAAATAATCTAAAAGATTAGTATCTTCTATCTTATCATTTTATACATTAAATATGTAAAATATATTATCTACCAGTCCAAATCTTTATGAATTGTAAATGCTTATATTTATCCTTTTCATCAAATGTTATTCCCCAAGGACAATATTCATGTATGTTTCCAAATAACGTTTCTTTTTCACAATTTTTTTGTAATAAACAAGCAATTACTCTTTCAAAAGAACAACGATTATATCTATTTAATATGCATGGTAATAATTTACTAATATCATATTTATCATTAATATAACTTAAATAATCGTGTGTGATAATAGACATAGCACCAAAACAACCTTTCCATAAATTTTTGTTTTCATAAAATTCTGTTAGTTCTAAATCATTAAAAATATTTATCATTATTGTTTCATCTTCTATTTGGTCCCAATTATGTTCAAATTCCCATAATAATTTATAGTTTTTTACATTTAAATCTATATGTTTGTTTATAAACACAGAATCGTGAATTATTACAGCAATATCAAATAATTTATTGTGTAAATAATAATAATAAGGTAAATATTCACCTCTTTTAGGATATTCACTATTAATAATAGTAGTTTTATATAAGTTGTAGTCTGTTATATAATCATAATTACTATTGTCGTCTATAATAATAATATTGTTTTCTGGATAGTATTGTCTAATAGAATCATAACAATGAATCCAAAATTTATTTGTTAATTCGTTATTTACATGTCTTAATATAATAAATCCTAATTGTGACATTGTATTTATATTTATATTTAATTTATATTTATATTTATATTTAAATTTTTACGTATTTTAACGTTTCAAATGCAGTTTGTATAGTGAAATTTATATAAAAAATTTAATATATTTATCTTGATGAATAATAAATATAACTTATTATGTAAAAAGAGTGAAAGATAAATAAAAAACAAGTAGAAATTTATTATATTTTACATTTCATATATTCATAATTTTTAATCATTTTCAACAACTAATGAAGATTTTTTTACAACCTTCTTAACAGTTCCCTTAGATACAACCTTCTTTTTCTTTTCTTCACCATTCATAAGTCTTGAGCGCTCTTCTTTATATTCAATATAAAGTTCTCTAAGAGCATCGAGTTCATTAATCCACATTCTGTTAATAGTAGTATTTTTAATCTCTTCTAATTCAACTAACTTATATTCCTTATCTCTCAATAATTTTTCTACATTTTCTTCAGTTACAGAATCCATTGGCATCTTAACAAGATATTTATAATCTTCATCGTCATGAATTTTATCATATTCTTTTTCTTCTAACATTTTTACTACTTGTTCCTTCTTTTTCTTACGCAAATCAATTGTTCCATCCAAATTTTCTTTTATATATTTTGCCTTGTTAGACAATAAAATCAGTTCTTTTTCTAAAGTATCTATTAAATATTCCTTTCTTGTTCCATACATTTTAAGTCTTGTCAAATAGTATGAATCAATAATATCAGAGACATCATTATATTTTTGTAAAACATCATCTGCATCAAATAAATGCATATTTGTTGTAGTATTTGTAGTATATAATTTAAGAATTTTTTCAATCCCATTACATCCGTGTTCTCCTTTAGCCTTTTCTAAATCTTCTAATTTACCCTTCATAAATGTAATAGTAAAATCAACATTAGTATCTTTACTCATATCTTCATAATCTTTAATTGTAGGTGGAATTTTCTTTCCATCTTTGTCAACACCAGGTTCAATAAGGAATTCGATTAATTCCTTAAAATCTTCAGTCCAATACCCAACTGGCAATTCAGTAACCTTAATTTTATCAACCGCTATTTTTTCATACATTCCTTTAATTAAGAATTTGTCACCTGTTATCTTTGTAATCTTTCCCTTAAATCCTTCATAATAAGGAATAAACTCAATCTCATTTTCAATTGATAACAATTTATTCTTTAAATATTCAATAATTTGTAATGGATTGTAACACATAATATCAGTGCTGAAACCTGTGCCAATTCCTTTAGAGCCGTTTACTAAAATCATTGGAATAATGGGTGCATAATAAATAGGTTCTACTGATAATCCATCATCATTTAAATAATGTAGAATATTATCATCTGCAGTTGGGAAAATGCTTCTAGTAATTTTATTTAATTGCGTAAATATATATCTTTCAGAGGCGCTATCTTTTCCACCTTGTAATCTAGTTCCAAATTGTCCATTAGGCATAAATAAGTTAATATTATTAGAACCAACAAAGTTTTGTGCCATTCCAACGATAGCAGCATTTAAACTAGCTTCACCATGATGATAACCAGATTCTTTAGATGTATATCCTGAAAATTGTGCAACCTTTATTTCTTTATTAATATTCATTTTAAATCCTGAGAACAAAATTTTTCTAAGCGAAATTTTAAGACCATCCATCAAGTTAGGTATGCTTCTATCACAATCATATTTTGAGAAATGAATTAATTCTCTGTTAATAAATTCTTCATAAGAAACATTTGTTTTTGCAGTATCAAGATATGCATCTCTGTCATAATATTTAAGCCATTCTTTTCTATCATCTGCTCGTTTTTTATTGAAAATCATATCAATTGCATCATCCGATTTTTCAGAATGTATAAATCCTACAAGCTTCTTTTTTTCAAAATATTCACGAAATTCCTTCCCTGTGCTAGTGCCTAATCCTTTATAATACTTAATATTCCAACCCTTAGTTTCTGTATTTTCTTTCCATTCATTATATTCTCCATCATTATAAAACTCAAGTTCAACTGAACCTTTTTTGGCTTTCAAGATTGGAGTATTCATAAATCCAATAAATCCAGGAATAATAGCAAGTGTAGGCCATTCAGATTGGAATAAATTAATACCCAATCCTTTAATATGACTACCATCTAAATCTTGGTCAGTCATAAATAAAACCCTCCCATATCTTAAATGTTTATGCACATCTTCAATATTTAAATATTTTTTCCCTGTTTCCAAACCTAATATTTTTTTGATTTCAGAAATTTCTTTATTTTCTGATATTTTTTTAACAGGTTCACCTCTAACATTAAGAACCTTACCCTTCATAGGATATACTCCAATTGTGTTACGGTCTTCAGATGATAATCCAGAAATAATTCCTGCCTTAGCAGAATCACCCTCACAAAATATAATAATGCAGTCTTTTGATTTATCAGTTCCAGCCCAATTAGCATCCGTTAATTTGGGAATGCCGCGCACTGATTTAGTTTTAACACCATCCGTTTTTTTTGCAGCCTTATTTTCCTTTACTTCAGTAAGAGCGCAAGCAGCATCCATAACCCCCATTTTAGCAACTTTTTCAATAAATTTATCACTCACCTCACACTTAGAACCAAACTTGGTAGAAGGCGTATTCATGTAATCCTTAGTTTGGCTATCAAATGCTGGATTTTCAATGTCACATCTTAAAAACAAAATTAATTGTTCTTTAATGCTATTAGGGTTAACCTTTACCTTCTTTTTCTTTTCAATAAATTCAACTAATTTTCTAGTTATTTGATTTAAAATATATTCAACATGTTTTCCACCCTTAGCTGTATGAATTCCATTCACAAATGAAACTTGTGCAAATTCATTTGTAGGTGTTAATGCGACGGAATACTCCCAACGTTCTCCGTTTTCTTCGTAAACACGTGGTGAAATGGTTTTATCGCCAATATACATATCAATATATTGTTGAAAATTTTTAATAGGAACAATAACGTCATTATATTTAACCTTAAGGTTTTTATCTGTTATAGCTGATATATCATAAACGCGCTTCTTTAAAAGCGTAATAACATCTGCAGATGGTCCATGAATACCAAGTCTAATATAATCAGGTTTAAATGTTATCTTGGTATATGGTTTATTTTTACATTTAGTAATAGATGGTTTGCAAATTTCATCAAGATTATTTTTATATTCTTGAACATATTTAAGACCGCGTATATGGTCAACGGTTTCAACGCGTCCATAAGTAGACCAAATAAGAACAAGTTTAAATCCAAATCCATTTTTACCACCTACTATTTTTTTTTCATCTTTATTATAATTTGTTGAAGTTCTAAGATGTCCAAAAACAAGCTCTGGAATCCAAGTTCCATCTTTTTGCACAACATCAATGCCATTGCCATCATTAATCATAGTGATAGTTCCATCTGGTTCAATTGAAACATCAATATGAGTAACGGGCAATGCGTGTTCAGATTTATTTTCAATTCTACTTTTCATTCTGATAACATGGTCACGACAATTAACAATACCTTCATCAAATAATTTAAATAAACCTGGAATATAGCAAATATTTTTTTCAATAATTTTCTTATCATTTTCACTCATAACCCACATATCAGCATCAATTTGTTCAACGGCACCAATATACGTATCTGGATTGTCTAAGATATGTTGTTTATCGGTTTTCTGTTGAACATCGAAGAATAATGTATTGTCATTGACGTCTGTAGCACTCATTGTATTTTAATATATGCTTCTATTTTTAACTCAGTTTATAAAATCAATTTTTATTTAAATAAAAAAATAAAAATAAAATCATTGGAAATATTATTATGCATTCTCAAAGACAATTTGCGCCAGGAAATAATGGAAATTCTTCTAGAATGATAAATTATGTAGCTAGTTATAATGCTTTATTTCCGAATTCTCAACAATTAAACTGTTATTGTATTCTAGATAAATATAATAAAAATGTAGTTGGTTCAGAATCACCATCTGTAAAAATTTCAAATAATAGAAGAATTTCTAATATAATTAATTATTCAAAAGGAGGAAGAGTTCAATATGGAAATTTCTATTTAGGACAACCGTTAAATGTAAACTATTTAGGTAGAATGGAAGGGATGCCTGGTGGAAGTGGTTCTCCACCTTCAAACTTTTAAATGCGTTTTTAATTTATTTTTATTTAGAATTTTCTTTTTTTCTCTGTTTATTTTATAATGACATTTGAACGTACAATAGGAACTCGTGCTCAAGTTTGGCACAAAACTGCTAAAAAAACTAGTGGTAATCTTACTAAATCTGATTTGATGATGAATAAACATGGTCGTATTGTTTCTAGAAAAAAACACAACACTGCTAAAAGAGAAAAACGCCTTGTTAAGGCAGGTTATTTGACTAAGAAGGGTCATTTTGGTTTCATTAAGAAGAGAACAATGCATCACAAGGGTCGCAAAGGAAGTCGTAAAATGAGAGGTGGTATGGCTGTAGGTGGCCCGTTATCTCCTCAATCTTATGATGGGGAGGGAGTTGGAACTTCTGGTGTAAATCTTCAATTCGTTGCTGGTAACTCTGCATAAATAAAAGTATAATATAATTAAGTGTTTTTATATTATAGTTTAATAGTATTTTTTAGTTATCTTCGTTCAACCATTCAGTCTCAATAAATTTATCATATACAATATAATTGGATATCTTAAAATATAAATATTTTTCAAAAAAACGTTTACTAACAATAAATTTTAATGAACTGTTATTACAATATTTATAGTAATAATTATAAACATCATCAAAAGAAATTAGAGCTAATTTATAGTCATATAATATTTGTTGTTTAATAAAATGGAATGAATGTGTTATATCATCAATTTTATTCCATAAAGAACATGTTACATTTAAAACAAATTTATCTTCAATAATTTCTATAGTAGGGAAAAAATGTTTAATAATCTTTAAGACATTTTCTTCAGTTATGTTTCCACTTGACATAAGTTGTTCTGATGATTCCTTAACCCAATACTTAAATAGAGAACAAATCTCATCAATTTCTAACTCATAATCAAACAATTGTTCAGAATCTGAATCAGAATTTTGTTGTGTAATAGTATTATCCCAAAATTTTATAAAATCACTATGTGTAGGTAAGTATTTGCTAGTTATTCCACAAAATGAATCATTGTCTTCATCATACAAAAATTTTTCCTTCATAATTGTTTTTAATGAATTAGAATAAATAACATTTGGTAGATTACAACTAGATAAAAATTGTTTCCAAAGAAAATGTATATTTTTCCATTCCATTTTATAAGAAGTTGTATCATTATTTTGATTAATATATTTATTGCAAAATTCTTCAACAATAGTTACTTGATTAGTATTTTTAATGTAATATGTATAATTTTTTAGGTCTTCATCAGCGTTATTTTCAATAAATTTATCAGAATTTTCATAACGTTTTGAATAATGTGCTGCGACACATAGAAAATCTAATCCAATTTTTTTTAATATTTCTTTCCATAAATCAGTTGAAAAATTTTCATTTATTTTAATTAATCTATAATTTTCATATAAATTATTTTCATGATACTTTGTCATAAAATTATTAGTTGTATTATTCATTCCAATTGATAAAAAAGCGACATTATCTATTTCATTTAAAAATTGTTTAGTTTTTTGACTTACTAAAAATATAACTTGTGTGTTTTTTTTTAGAATATTATCACCAATAATAGTTAAAAAATATTTTGCAAAATTTTTTGATACAAAAAATGAAGGATAAATAACATTTAATACATTTTGAATTGTATCAGATTCAGGTATTGAGCTAAATAAATTTCGGTCCTTTATTTGTTTAATTATATTTGTTTTTGTTTTGTGTTTCCATTGTAGCAATATTCTTTCTTTTGAAATGCTGGAAAGTAATTTATGGATAACATCATCCTCTTTAACAATTAAATATCTTTGGCCGTCATATTCATAAAAGAAATTATTATTTGGTAAATAAAAAAATTTATTTTTGCTTAAAAAAACTTGGATAAAAATATTTTGTTCATTTGTTAAATAATTGTTTCGATTTACGCGTTTTTCGTGATTTTTCATTTCATTGTCAAGAGTATTAGGTAAATAATTTATAATATGATTGTATAATCTTTGAGTCATATATTCATTATCCTTATATTTATGTATGAGCTCTTTTAAAATTTTGGAGCATTTAAATTCTATATTATTTTCTATCATTTCTATTTTCTTTAAGTATTTGTTTTTAAATAAGTTTTTATGTTTTAATATAATAATATGAAAACTAATTTAAGATATTTACCAAAAGGATTAACCCAAAAAGATAAAAAAATCCAGTCAAAGATGTTGATAAAATCAAAACGTCTATATAAAAAAGGAAACTATTACACAAGAAAAGCTGTTTCATCTTTTACATCAAAAAAATCACCTCATATATTGAAAGCAATGAAAATATATAAAGTAGATAAAATTGGAGATACAGATGAACTTGCAAAAGCAACTGGTTGTTCAAAGGCATCACTAGCTAAAATAATTAATAAAGGTGCAGGAGCATATTACTCATCTGGTTCAAGACCAAATCAAACCGCACAATCATGGGGTCTAGCACGTTTAGCTAGTTCAATTACTTCAGGAAAAGCAGCGGCGGTTGACTATTCTATTTTAGAAAAAGGGTGTAAGCCCAATTCAAAAGCTTTAACGATGGCAAAAAAAGCAAAAAGAAAACATGGACACGGAACAAGAAAAGTTCCACATGTTAATTTACAAAATTGATTGCGTTAAAAATTTAAATATTTAGATACATAAGTATTTAAAGATTTTGAAATAAAATCAAGTATAATGTCCACATTTTCAAATAAAAACCAAGTAATATCTCCAAATAATGGTAATGTTTTAACAATTAAAACTGTTCAAATTGCTCCATTTAGAACCCTTATGACTGCATTAAAAGACATTCTTTTAGAAACAAATATTACTTTTGAACCGGATGGTATCCGCATTATTAATATGGATAAGTCTCATACTATTCTTGCTCATCTTTATTTAGCTGCTCCAAATTTTGAAATGTATGAATGTAAAAAAGAAAAAATTATTATTGGTGTGAATATGTTTCATTTATTTAAATTAATAAATTCAATTGATAATGACGATACATTGACTATCTATATTGAAAATTCAGATTATGTTGATGGAATTGTTTCACATTTGGCACTAAAATTTGAAAATGGTGAGATTAAGCAATGTAAGACACAAAAGTTACGTCTTATTGAACCAGAGCCAGAAGAACTGCAATATCCTGATGTAAAATTTTCATCTATTATAAATTTACCTTCAGCCGATTTTCAAAAAATTATTCGTGACCTTTCTTGTATTTCAGATAAGTTAGAAATTAAATCAGTTGGTAACGAATTGATTTTTAAATGCTCAGGTCAATTTGCATCAGCAGAAATTCATCGTGCTGAATCAGATGGAAGCATGGGTTTCATTTTGAAACAAGATTCATCAAAAGTTATTCAAGGTGAATTCTCTCTTAAGAACCTAGGATACTTCATTAAGTGCACTAATTTATGCCAACAAATTGAGGTGTATCTTGAAAACGATTTACCTCTTGTTGTGAAGTATAATGTAGCAAGTCTTGGGGAGATAAAACTCTGCCTCGCTGCTTTACCTAGTTCCTAAACAAATATATGAAATTATTATCATTTATGATAACAAAAATTCAATGAATTAATCAAAATGTTATTGTTTCTCCCAAATATAATATTAGAATAAAATGACATAAAGAGATAAACATATCTTATATATGCCTATTAAATATACTTTTAAGCAAGTTCAAGATACATTTACACAAAATAAATGTATCTTAGTAAGCGAAAAA